TATATTGTATATATAATAATCAAGTAATAACTTTTGCCATTTTTTCTTTTTTGTAGTTTTGTGTGTAGTTTTGTGTGTAGTTTTGTGTGTAGTTTTGTGTGTATTGTAAATTTGGATTCTTACTTGAATTAAGCATTTTTATCATAGAGAAGATGACAGTCAATCGACCATTTCTTCTTATTTCTAAATTTTATATTCATGATTCGATTCGTTCCGTGTAACTTTATTTTTCCCGTGAATTCTTCGCCATCTTTCACATACTTTTGAACGATTTCATCAAACTTTTTCATGTTTTCGTGGTTGGATAGACCATAAACTTGCAACTGAGTTTTAATCTCGATCATCTTCTCGATTTTCTCGAGTTGTGTGTAAACTTCCATTAGTTCAATGAAATATTTTTAGATTATGTTTCAAACGCAAATCTCGATTAAATGTTTAAAGCGAAACTCTTGGTTTCGGGGCGAACTTTCTTAGGGCGCCCACGCTTTTTCTTAGAAACGACGGGTTCAACATTTTTGGATATAGGCTTGACTGGTTCGGGATCCGATGGTGAAATCTGATCGATCGATCTTAAAATACGGTCAATATCTACATCATCTGGAGGAGCCATAACCGTTTCATCGGGATTGAATGAAGGCTTGGCGATAGGCTGATCATTGTAAGATGGATTCTGATTACCATTGTTTAATTCATTGCGGATTGCCGCCTCCGCAAACTGACGTTTCAAATCTGGGTTATTTTTCATGATATCCTGGACATTCTGGTCGGAGTTACCAAAAAGCTTGGCGGACATATGAAACATCGCTGCAGAACCTCCAATCATCATCATTAGTTTGATCTCAGGAGCCATTTGAGCCTTGCCCTTGTACTTTTCATGTAGCTCTTCAAATACATCATCATAATCATCGATACCCTCGCCTACGCTCTCGGACCAGCCATTAAGTTTAAGACCAAACGGATCAAATCTTTTATTCACAAATTCTGTGCCGCTTGTTGCCATCATAAGTGTCTTTCGCTGAAACTTAATAGAGGCCTCGAGATCGCGCTGCGATTTAATACGCTCGTATTCGTCGCGCATTTCAATAACCGAATCATGTCTAGAATAATGCTTACTTAAAGGAATTCCCTTGGACTCAAGACGCTTGAGCTTGAACAGTAAATCTTGCTTTTCAGCGTTATTCTCGGTATGATAAACTGGGCGAGATCCAATCTCTTGAGCACGCTGAAACGCAGGTTTGAACGCCGAAGTAGAGTCGTTTTCTCTCTCGACTGAAAAATTTATTTTGATATCGTCATCATCTTTTTTAGTATCGATACTTTTGAAAGGAATGTCGTTTGATACGGTCATTTCTACATTGTTTTCGGGTGATGCAGGGCGAGATTTTCCAGGATCTATCAAAAGATCGAACTCGTTATCTTCGTCATTTGGTTGGTCATTCATCAGGCCTACGTCAAAATTAATTTCTTCAACATTCAGTTCGTCGAGGGACATAGTTTGTATTATAAGTTGATAGTTTATTTTTATATGTTTTTAAACGCACTTGATTGAATGATACGCAAGTCCTTGTAAAATAACATCTGCAAGATCATCCTTTTTCTTTTCGATCTCGAATTTGTTTGAAAGTTCTGACACGTCTCTTATTAATTTCGACACAACTTCGATAGATGTTTTCTTGTTTTCCTTATAAGATCTTGGAATAGATTCAATAAGACTCCTCTTCTTACAATATTTCAATTTTTCTCCGGCATTGATGAAATCAACATTGATCTCAGGAAATTTCAATTGAAGGTAAGTAAACAGAATCATTTGTATCGATTTCATTTTAGGATTCTTCAATACTGGTTGATTCTCGATAACAATGTGTGTCATTTCGTCAATCGGAATCTCATCGAAATGTTTCTTGAGATTAACAAGGGTTTTTTTGTAATCTATTTGATTTGTCTTCTTGATATTTTTGAGTTTCAATAGACTTTTGATTTTCTCCTTGATAACTTTTGAAGTCTCTTTCTCGTCAAGTTCAATCTCGTTGATAGAACAACATTCAATCAACTCCGGCTTGGATAAATGCAGGTATTTTGAAGAGACGTAATAAAGATCTTCAAAGTTACGATTGATATCCAGATTTTGCCAAGTTTGTATAGTGAAATTATCTTCTGAATCGATACTCATGATTACGTATGATAGATTGTTGATGCCAACATCTATGGACAATAATTTCATTTTATTATGTGATATATAATAATATGAGGTTCAATAACACACTTGTTTCATACAAAGGGAAAACTCGACGATTGCCTAAGAGATACTTGAGTAATTTGAAAGGAAGTGATTTGAAAAAACAGATCAAATCAATTTTCGAAGGGAAAAAGAGACCGAAGATCAAATCAAGAAAAGCAAGAAAATCGACGTGGACAGCTAAATTCGATCGCGAATATGGTGATGAAATCGTAAAACTTAAAGGCGGAAAGACTTTAAAAAACATATCAAAGGTTTCAGGGATCTCCGAAAAGGCTTTAAAAGAGGTTTACAATAAAGGTGCTGCGGCTTATTTCACAGGTGGAAGTCGTCCAAACCAAACACCAGAGTCTTGGGCGTATGCAAGAGTCTATAGTTACATCATGGGTGGAAACACAAGAAAAGTTGATACGGAAGTCACCGAAAAATATAATGTAAAGTTCAAACACACTTGAATTCTTGACATACTTCCTTAAAGTGTTTAGATATTGTAAATTTCGATACTTGCGCAACATCTGCGACATCGTCGATTTCAATGTTCAATTCGAGTTTCAATGAGCAATTCAATATGATTAGTGCAATATTTGTTATGTAATTTCCGTTGATGTTAAACATTGGGTGATTGAAGCATTCTTGCTGTAAACTCTTTTCGTCTGTTTCGTTCAACTTCTGTTTTATGGCAAGTCTATTGATAAATCTATCAAAATAACTGTTCAAATTCTGAATTTCTTTGTCATTGTTGATCCCAAGTCGCCTGAATATTTCGCCAAACCTTTTAAGACCTCTGGAAAAATCACTCTTTTTCATATCAAACAAGATTGCAATCTCACTTGGGGACCTAGGGCAATTACAAGATTTACACGCAGTATAAACACAAGAAGCAATCATGCCTTGACGTATCATTCCTCGAGTTGATGATAACATGGAAATTTTATTGTAATATGCTTTAGATGTATTCAAAACATTCTTATTCAGATTTGCTTCGTTGATTTTATGATTGATTAGTTTGAAGACTTTGCTCAAAGATTTTTCGCGATACGGCATTGAAATCCATTTATGGACTTTTTTGAGACGATAATCACTGATAGAAGAAGCTCCAATCATCGAAGTGCTCATTGAAACTTGGGGCATATACGTATCAATACTTGTTGCCCTTGCGTTAGACATTGTAAAATCACCGGTTGAATTATAGTCAGTCCAATCAACATCAGTGTTGATGAAAAGTTCATTCAATACTTGGCCACAAGATGGACACTCGTATACATTACCATTCAAAACACCATGCTCGTTACAATGTGTGCAGAATCTGTTCGAAGTTTCATCTTTTTCTTGGACGGATACCGAAGTTTTGAACGAATTTATCAAATCTTCATACATTTTTCAATATCGACTTGAATATCATTTGTGAATCATTTTTCATTTTTTCAAGAGTATAAATCGATTATCACGTATTTCGATTCATTCTCTTGATAATCCCATAGAAACTTTCTAGTTTTGTAATATTTTTTATATGGAGAAATCTCTATGTTATTCATGACTTTTATTCCCATTCGATTACAAATTTCCTTACACTTATTCTCGACGATTCCGTATTGATTGCAAACACATCTCACATTTCTTCGTTTGATCCAAAATATCAGGGAATCTTCTGTCGAGTGCACAAATATAATGGATTTTCCGATCATTTTGATGAATTCCACAACATGATCCCAAAGTATAGAGCCAAACCCATTTCTTTGTTCGTAAGAACAAAACCAGAGAATTTCTGCACAATCTAAATGAACATTTAATACACAAAATCCTTTGATTCCTTCGTTGTCTTCGTAATAGACGACGATAGGAATACGCTTATGGTTGATGAGATTCACATTAGAACACAGGTTCTCAAAAAGATCCTTCCAATTCCACCCAAATATTTCACAAAATTTGGATTTCAAAGTAATATTTGAATTTCCGTGTAATACACGCAGATATTGATACATTGATGAGACCTCACTGTTGTATTTTTGTCTTAAGAGATCCACATTGAAACTTTTCTTCATCTTGACTAGTTTATGTCATATAAATAATATTCGAAAATGGTTACTAGAAATCTATGATATAAGTATAAACTATGTTTGAAATTCAATATTGCCGTTACTTCGACTCGAATGTTCAATCTTTCGGATATTTCGATTCGATTGAGAGTGTTAAACAAAAATTCGTAGAGATCCTTGGAGAAGATGTTGATTTTGCTCCCGATTGTAGATTCGAGGACAATCATTTGCACGTAAAACATCATAGGATATCTGTATGGGTAAACGAACACGATAATGCCGCAAACAAGAGACGCTTGTATATGTCAAGGTGTAAGAGAAACTCTGACATTCCTTAGGTCATAAAGAAGTAATTGTTGGTTATTACGATCAAAAAGTATATCCTGAGGTCATTTTCTGCAAAAAACTCAATGCTCGTATCTTTCTCATATTTCACTTCTTCGAGTTTTTTGTATATTTTCGACCAATTCGTGAAACAGGATCTGCAAAAGTTTCTATATTTAACCGTATTCAGTCGATCAAACACAAATTTGTATCTTTCTATTTTTTTAGGGAATGCGAGATTCCTACACACATCATCTTTGAGGAATCCTCGATTCCTCAAACTTTCTATGTGATCGTCTTGTAAATTCATTACTATGCTTAAACATATAAAATAATGTAAAGGTGTTCAAACGCAGCGTTTATATTACAAATTGCCTGTATTTGCCCATGAATGATGGATCGTTGTCTGATGGTTCGATATATTTTGTATTGAAACTAGTCTCATCAAACGTTTCTTCTACAATATCTCTACAATATCTCTCAATATCTTCTTCCCAGACAAAATCATCAATGTCTTGGCCCTCTTCTATTATCTCATCATCTATTTTCGTTCGTCGGTTCATTTCATCAGCATATACCTTGACATATAGTTTTTGTTTTTCTTCGTTTCTCGCCTTATTCTTGAGATATTCCCTGCATTTGTCTCTTTTGAGACGATCAGACATATCAATTAAGGGTAATTCTATACGACTTGCTTCACGTTTGAGAACTTCGTCAAAATTTTTCTGATTCGTATCTTCAGTTAAGGCGAATATTTTGTTGATCCATCGCTTACAAAAGTGTTTTTCACTGTATTTTGATCTAAACTTTTCACCAAATTTTTCTTCAAAATTGTTAAACAACGATAAGACAATCGCTTCTAACGCTTCCTTCCTTTTCTTAGAATT